CTGATAAGTTAAGAGGTGTTAAATCAGATATCTTGTTTATAGACGAGGCATCAGAGATACACGAAGAAGCATACTTTCAATTATCTATTCGTACAACTGGCAATATCATCTTAGCATTCAATCCAACTATATCACCTTATCATTGGTTAAGAACACAAGAAGATGTAGAGAAGTTTACAACTACTTACAAAGATAATCCTTATCTACCTAAAGAGATGGTAAAAGCAATAGAGGATTTACAAGATAAGAATCCTAAGTATTGGACAATCTATGGTAAAGGAGAATACGCACCTAACGATAAAGCAATCTACTCATTCCAAATAGTAGATGAGATACCAGTATGTGAGTTAGTAGCTCTTGGCATGGACTTTGGATTTTCTAATGACCCAACTGCTTTGATTGCAGTACATAGACAAGGAGATATGTTGTACCTACGAGAACTCTTATATGAGAAAGGTTTAGTAAGTAAAGATATCATTAACAGGCTAGGTAAATTAAACATCGGTAAAACAGAGATATGGGGCGATAGTGCAGACCCACGATTAATCGAAGAAATATATAGAGGTGGTTTTAATATTAAACCAGTCAAGAAAGGACCAAACTCAATTAACTTTGGAATCGGTGTAGTACAGAACTATGGTTTATGTGTAGAACGTAAATCACAGAATCTAATCAACGAACTATATGCATATGAATGGATGACAGATAAGTACGGCGTACAACTAGATAAACCACAAGGAGGATTAGACCACTTGTTAGATAGTTTAAGATACGTTGCAATGTCAAGGTTATCTATCAAAGCAGAGAACAAAGGTAAATACACATTAACATTTAAATAAAAACAATGGCAATAGAATTAGAACACAAGAAGTATTGGAATAGAGTAGCAAAGATATTAAGAGATGGAGGTAAAATGGATATACCTGCATATGCTGAAGAGTCCCAACATCAACTACTACTCTTTGATTGGTTAGTAGAGAATAGAGATATATCATACGATGGTGAAAAACTTTACTTAAAAAAACAATAAGATGGCAAAGATAATAGAAATCAATATACCAGATGAATACAAAGATAAGAACAGATATGAGATATATGACCATCTTGAAAAGGTTAGTGAGTATGCTCATCATCTTAAACAGTTGGTACAAGATTTAAACGCAGAGTTAAAACTAGGACAAACAAGAGAGAAGTTATTACGTGCAGATATCTTAAAGTTAAAATCAATGGTAGGTCATAAGAACATAGAGATTAACAATCTTAAGTTGGAATCAGAAGTAGAAGATGTACCACACGAAGATGTAACAGATAAGAAGAGAATGCCGTATTTAGATGCATCAGTTAAGTTTCATGAAGTAAGAGGAACACTTGGTAAGAATCCAATACAAAAGAAATAGTATATGAAAAAAGAAATAGAGATAACAGTACCTAAAGACTTTAGTGCAGTAACCTTAAAACAATATCTTAAGATACAAGATGATTTAAAGAATTACGAAGATGATAAAGAAGCACAAGATGCTTTCCTTTTATTTAACCTTTGTAAGTTAACTCCTGAACTAACTAATAAATTAGATAAGAATACCTTAGACAGTATTAAAAACGATTTAAACGTACTCTTAAACAATCAAGAGTATGATTTACAAAAGGTTGTCAAAGTAGAAGATAAAGAATATGGATTCGAACCTAACTTAGCAAACATTGCATATGGTGCGTACTTAGATATCAGTAAGTTTGAAACTCTTAGTATAGATAAGAACTGGTCTACTATCATGGCAATACTATATAGAGAAGTAATAAAGAAACAAGGAGCTCTGTATGAGATTAAAGGATACCAAGGAGTAGAACCTTGGGATGAAGATAGATGGTTGAATGTAACAATGGATGTACACTTTGGGTGTTTTTTTTTCTTCAAGACTATCTACTTGGACTTGTTGAAAGATATCCTGAGCTCTTCGAAGGAGGAAGTATTGAAGGGGGAGACCCAACATCCGTATATTCAGCGAATTTTTCAAGAAAGTGGAAAGGTTATCAATCAGTGGCAATCCTTGCACAAGAAAACATACTCAATTTTCCCAACGTCTTACAAAGACCGTTAGAAGAATGTTTGTTGTTTTTAACCTATATGACAGATAAGAACACAATGGAAAGAGCAATTCATCGTAGTATGATGAAGAAGTATAAATAGGAATCTTATACAAACCTTATCCCCTTTGTTATATTACAAAAAACAATTATGTCATATTCCAGAACTAAACGTAAGTATGCACGAAGTGGTATTTGGATTGGCCCGACAGTAGGACAATCCTCACCTAAGAATAGTAGAAGAGGTTGTTTGTGTTTAGATAACTCAACTTATAGTACCGAATGTTGCGATGGATACTTAATGAATCAAGGAATCGGTCAAACTGAGAAAGTAATAACTAACAGAGGTGGATTCTCCCAAGGGTTCTCTGCAGGATTTGATATAACAATAACGAAATAGGAATTATGAGTAGTAAAAGTAAATCACAATTAAGAACGGAGAACTCTAATAGTTTTCCTAATAACAACTCTCAAGCAATAACACCTGCAATACTTAGAAACTTTCAAGGTGATATTATTGATTCAATGGTTGTATCCAATGACTCTGGTTCATTTGTTACTACATCATCATTCGATAGTGGTACAAGAATACAAACATTTACAAAGGCAGATGGTACAACATATACTAACACTATACCAGGTGGTAGTGGTGGAGCAACAGACACAGGTTCTTTATTAACAACTGCTTCTTTTGATAGTGGAACGAGAACACAGACGTTTACTAAAGGAGATGGTAGTACATTCACAAACATAATACCAGGTGGTACAATCAACACTGGTTCGTTTATGATTACTGGTTCTGTAACTGATGCAACCTCTACCTTTACAAAGGGTGATGGTTCTACATTTGGTCTTACAGTTAACAATGTAGTAAACGCAACATCAGCATCTCATGCAGAGTTTAGTGAAACTGCACAAGAAGTAATCATTAATGTAAAGAACACATCAGGTGTTAATCTTGTAAAAGGTACACCTGTCTACGCAACTGGAGTAACTGGTGAGAACATAAACATTGCAAGTGCAAGTAACGATTCTGCAAATACAATGCCAGCAGTTGCAGTACTACAACAAAATATAAACGCTAATGCAGTAGGTGAAGCAACTGTAAGTGGTAAAATCGTTGGTGTTAATACTGATGGGTTTACTGCAGGTAGAAACATATATGTAAATACAAATGGTTCATTTACACAAACTAAACCAACAGGTACATCACTAATACAAAACATAGGTGTTGTAGGTAAAGTAAACGTAAGTGCTGGAGAGATAGTAATCCAAGGTAGTGGTAGAAGTAACGATTTACCAAACATTACAGAAGGATACATATGGGTAGGAGATGGTAATGGAGTACCAGAAGAGTTTTCAACTGGCTCTATTGCATTTATAAATAAAAACAATACCTTTACAGGTACACAATCATTTAACAACATCTCAGTAAGTGGTACTGGTTCATTCGGATATATACAATCTGTAACTGGTAGTGCTAAGATTATAGGAGATGCGTTCTTAATCTTAAACAACGATACACCAACAGAAAGATTTGCTGGTATAAAAATAATAGATAGTGGTTCTACACAAGCAACTGCATCATTACAATTCGATGGTAGTACAAAAGATTGGTTTGCAGAATATACTGCATCTGGTGATCCTGATAACTTTGGTGTATTAATACAAGGACCTGAATACAATACTGCAGGTTCACCTATCTACTTAACAAGTAACACAATACCTAAATCAGATGGTAAACACAATCTAAACGATTCTAACATCTCTGATAGTGGTACTTTAATTACCTTAAACTCTAATACAGATGTACAAGGTAACATAACAACAACAGGTACCGTAGATGGTGTTAACGTATCTACGTTAAACACAACAGTACAAACAGTTAGTTCTTCAGTAGCAGATTTAAATACCTTTACAGGTTCTGCATTACAAGGTAGTGGTACAAGTAATACGTTCCCTATCTACAATGGTAGTAACTCTCTAACTGATAGTAACTTAAACTACGATGGTAGTTCTGTTAACTTGTTTACACCTTCATCACCTGGTCAGTTCAACTCCTTTATCGTAAACACAGATGGTACATCCATGACGTTCCAAGCATATATCTTAAAAGATAATGGTACATATGCTGGTGCTCCTGGTGATGGTAAGTTCGAAGCATACTTCGGTGAAACTACATTTGATGGATATGATAATGGTAACGCTGCATTTCAATTAGCAATGGGATTCCAAGATGGTGCAGATGGTAGAACAGTAATCGGAGCTTATCAAGATGGTACTACAAGATATTACAAACCTATAACATTCTTAAGAGATATTACAGCACCTGATAACATTAGTGGTTCTGTTACTACTTTATCTATTGGTGGTACTGTAACCGCTTCATTACAAGATGGTTACGCATGGGTAGGTGATGTTAACAATGTAACTAAAGCAGTTCCAACCTCATCATTTGCAGGAGGTGCAAGTGGTATCTTTGAACAGACAGGTTCATTCTACGCAACTACTAACAACTTAGAAGTTACTGGTTCATTTAAACCAAAAGGTGTTGTAGATGTAGATGGTTCTATCGGAGGTGCTATTACTACACTAACTGTATCAAGTAATACTGCATCTATTGATTTAAGAACTGCAAACACATATAAATTAGATATCGTAGGTGGTGCAGATACTCATCTATCTATTACTAACTTCTCTAATAGTGGACAAAGTGCAAACATCTTATTATCACAACCTGGTGGAGCAACTGGTTCTATATCATTTGATTCTAACTTTAAGTTTGGTCAAGGTACTAGTTATGTTCCAACTCCAGTCTTTAGTGCAAAAGATATCATATCAATAGCATCAATAGATGGTGTAGCATACGCAACCTTTATAAACAACTTAAGTTAATATGTCATTCTTTCCATTAGCAAATAATAGAAACAAAGTAACTCTTAACGATAGATTAGATAACTCTAACTATGCAGTAGATAACACAGATAAAAAGAATGGATATGGTATTCCTAATTCTGATTTTTGGACTGATGGTACTCCTGGTACTACAGGTAACAATGGTACAATAGTAGTACAAGCATGGCCTGGTTCTGATGTATTTAAATCATCGTTTGAAAGTGAAAAGAAATATATGTTATGGTGTAGTGTATCTAACAACTTATCTGCATGGTGGCAGTTTTATGTAGCAGGTACTAATAACTTACAAATCGGTGGTGCTAGTAACTATCCTGTCATCTGTCAAGGTAACTCTAATGGATTTGAAAAAGGTACGTTTAGTATCTCAATCAGAGAAAGACATAGTGGTGGTGGTAACAACGATGGTATGGTAATCATAGATAGTGGTTCTATATATCAATGGGACCCTAATGATGCAGACCATAAACCATTTACTATTGCAATTGCATATGACCATTCAGATGTATGGAGAGCATCCTTAAATGGTGTTACAGTTGGTGCATTACATGAGAACAGAGACAATGGAAGTAATCAAGGAACTAAACAATGGTGTAATGATATTGCTAATAGTGGTGGTAACAAAACTACGTTTGGATATGATGATAAGATTACAAGATTAGCAGTTGCAAGTGGTTCTTATGGAGAAGTTGCATATTATACATCTTCGTTAACACAAGATGAACTAAATACTATAACCTCACAACCATGGGGTCAACCAACTAACATATTAGATAAACCTGCACAATTACTTTATAGATTACACGAGGACCAGAAAGAACAAACAACTGGTGCTACATTAACAGACCAATTAAATGGTAAGTTTGGATTTCCAAATTTAGGTAATGAAGATTACTCAGATACATCATTACCACAGATGAAAACTATTAGAGATTCACTCGGTAGTGTTACATCAGGTTCTGTATTAAATGCAGGTGTACCAATATATCAATCAAGAACTTAATAAACCATAAAATAAAAATTACTATAAATTTAACCAGAAGTGTTATATATACGATGTTATATATGACGTATCACTAAAAAAAGAGAGAGAAACTATGAATTCAAACACAGTACTTAGCAAGGTAATGACTCTATTATCATTAAAAAATGATGAAGCCATTAAACTTGCATACGCAAAACTAGCCGATGGTACTCTTTTAGAATCTCCAACTTTCGATGTGGGTGAAACAGTTGAAATCGTTTCTGAAGATGGGTCTAAATCCCCTGCACCAGATGGTGAACATGAATTAGAACTTACCGGTGCTGAAGGTGAGTCTGTGTTGTTCAAAATCTTTGTAAAGGATGGTCACATATCAGAAAGAGAAAACGTTGAACTTGAAGAAGGCGAGAAGAAAGAAGAAGAAATGGCTGATGTTGAAACAGTTAAAGTAGCAAAACTACCAGAAGCTGGAACAGCAAAGTCATCTGATGAGCAAATTGCTTTAGAAGATGAAAAGAAGGAAGAAGAACTAATAGACGAGGAGGTTGTTGATAAAGACGCTGAAATCGTTGACCTAGGTAAACTTGCTGAAAAAATGGAAGAAGCTGAATCTAAGATTGAAGAAATGAAAGAAAGAATTGAAGAACTTACTAAATATTTCGAAGAAATCAAAGAGGAAGAAATTAAAATTGAAGAAGAATTAGAAGAAGAAAAAGAGATGGAATCTAAGAAATTAGATGGAGCTCCTATCGAAGCTAAATCAAAATTCAGTAAAACTAACAAAAAGAATACATACAAGATACCGAATTCTCACAATACGGTATTATCAAAAATGTATAGATAATTAAAAAAGAGAGAGAAAAAATGAGAAAATTACAAAATTTTACAACTGGTCAACCAGTAATCAATAACTCTACTTACGCTGGTGAAGCGGCTGCTGATTATATTGCAGCAGCGTTGCTATCTGCTAGGACTCTTGATAACCAATTGGTAACTATCAAGCCTAACGTTAAGTTTAAGGAGGTGATTCAAAAGGTAGACGTTTCTGGAATCGTACAAGATGCTTCTTGTGATTTCGTAACAAGTGGTTCAGTATCTATCGAAGAGAGAATACTACAACCAAAAGAACTGCAAGTGAATTTATCACTTTGTAAGCAAGAATTCGTTGATTCTTGGAATGCTTTACAACTTGGATACAGTGCATTCGATGAAATCCCAAGAGATTTCAACGATTTCCTAGTATCTTACGTTGGAGGTAAAGTTGCTGAAAAAACTGAACAAGATATTTGGAGTGGTGTTTCTACTACAAATGGTGAGTTCGGTGGATTCGAAAGTGCATTATCTGCATCTGCTGCAACTGGATTAACTACTGCTGTACAAGCTGCAAGAAGAAATGGAGACGGTGCTATCGTATCTGGTTCTATTACTGCTGCTAACGTAGTACAAACTTTACAAGATGTTTACGATACTATCCCTTCTGCCGTATATGGTAAAGAAGATTTAGTTATCTATATCGGTTCTAAAACTGCAAGAGCATATCAATCTGCACTTTCAGGATTAGTTGACCCTGTAAACAATTCTTACAACAACCAATTAAACGTTGGTGAGAAACCATTAAACTTCCAAGGTATAGAATTAGTTCTATGTCCTGGTATGAGTGATGATAGAATCGTTGCTGCACAGAAATCTAACTTGTTCTTCGGGACTGGCTTACTTTCTGACCATAACGAAGTAAGAGTGCTTGACATGGCGAACCTTGACGGCTCGCAAAACTACCGAGTAATTATGAGATATACTGCTGGAACACAATTTGGTGTTGGTGCTGATATCGTTTACTTTGGTGCATTTTAATATTAACTAATAACTAAAAAGGAGAAATACTATGAGTTGTAATTTGACAGCCGGAAGGCAAGAAGTATGTAAAGACAGCGTAGGTGGTCTACAAGGAGTTTATTTTATAAACTTTGAATCTGGTTCATTCACTAAGAATGGTTCAGGTGAGGTAACTACATTGGCTGGTACTACTGTATATTATTACGAACTTAAAGGTACATCTGCTTATACTGAAACAGTTAATTCATCAAGAGAAAACGGAACAACATTCTTCTCGCAAGAGACAGTGTTGAATCTTAAAAAACTTACGAATGAAATGACTACTCAGTTAAAGTTATTAGCTTACGGTAGACCACAAATCATTGTGTGGACTAACTCTGGAGATGCACTATTGGTTGGTGAAGAGCATGGAGCAGATTTAACTGCAGGAACAATCCAAACTGGTGGAGCGTTAGGAGACCTATATGGTTACTCTGTAACGATGACTGGTGAAGAGAAACTTCCAGCAGCATTCTTATCTGGTTCAACTACAACTGACCCATTTGTAAATCTTGTTGGTCAACCTACTATCGTATATAGTTAATAGTAGAAGTACTCAAGAGCTTATAATAATAATTTATTTAATTAAATTGTAAATTAACCTTCTCTTCGTGAGAGGGTTTTTTTATGTCTATTTACAGGATAATTACAAGTTAAGTTGCAGTTGTTATAGTCTAAAACAAGACGTAGATATGCTGAGTTATTACATAAGTCAATCAAATGAATTCGTGATTAGAACTAGAAACACAGGTTCTAATGATGTGTTTACTCTAAAGTTAGAGGATATGTTAACATATGCAACCTCTTCTTATACTATACCAACTAGTTCTTATAACTTCAATCCTTATGAGAACATCTTAACATTCTCACAATCTTTAGAAGGTAGTGTAGAAACAGGTGAGGAGTACTTAGTAGAGATTAGTGGTAGTAATAGTGGTTCTATTTACTTTGGTTCAATGCAGATATACGCATCACAAAGTATTGATAAACCAAACTATGTTACTCAGAATGATAAGTTTATATCTAACGTAACAGATAATGAATATATAGTGCTATGATAAAAAAAGAAACACACTTTAATGTATTAAATCTTACTAGACAGGATATTCCTATCGTAACAGAAGATAGAAGAACTAGACACCATTGGGTGCCAGTTGGTATTCACGAACAAGATGATTACTTTAACTTACTAACAGAAGCATACAATACTTCAACAACCAATGCAGCTTGTATTGATGGTGTAGGTGATTTAATCTATGGTAAAGGTTTATTTACAAACGATGAAGGTAGACAAACAGAGTTAGATAGATTGATTCCATCAGAAGATTTAAAGAAAGTAACATTTGATTTAAAACTATATGGTAACGCTGCGTTCCAAGTATTATGGAGTGATGACCATACAAGAATCAAAAAGATGTATCATACACCTGTTCAGAACTTACGTGCTAAGAAGATAGAGGGTATGAAGGTAGATGGATACTACTACTGTACTGATTGGGATGATGTAAGAAAACAAAGAGATAAAAGGTATATACCTGCATTTGGTTGTTCTGAGAACGATATGGAAATACTTTACATAAAAGAGTATGAACCTAACAGATACTATTACTCATTACCAGATTGGATTAGTGCATTACAATTCTCATTCTCAGAAGCAGAATTATCTAATCTACATTTAAACAATATAGAAAATGGTTTCTTGCCTGTTGCTATGGTTAACTTCAATAACGGAGTACCTGCACCTGAAGAAAGACAAACCATTGAAGCTGCATTAGAACAAAAGTTTACTGGTACTAAGAATGCTGGTAGATTTATGGTATCGTTTAACGATGAAGCAGTTAACAAGCCAACTATTGATACACTTCCTATGGAGAACCTTCACGAGAAGTACCAATACGTTGCAGAGTACTCACAAGATAGAATACTTGTAGCACATAGAATTGTATCGCCATTACTATTTGGTATTAGAACTGCAAGTAATGGATTCTCTTCTCAATCAGAAGAAATGAAAACTGCGTATTCTATTATGCAAACGATGACAATCTTCCCATTCCAAAACTTAATCTTAAACGCTATATACAATGCTTTTAGATACGGTGGAGTAGATATAGGAGATTTGTATTTCGAACAACTGACACCTCTTGTAATCCTTTCTGATACTGCTGATGATACAGACCAAACAATAGAAGAAGTACAACAAGAGATAGATGACAACTTACAATCAGATGATACAGTAGAATCTGAAGATGAAGTAAAAGAAGAAACCTTTAACGATGAATATGAACCAATCAGACCATCTGATTTTGGATTCAATAGACATTATAAATCAGACTAAGAACTATGGCTTTTGGATTATTAATAACAAGAAACGATATCATCAAGAACACCCCATTAGGTGGTGCAGTTGATGCTGATGCACTTTTACCTTTCGTAAGAACTGCACAAGAAAAATACATACTTAACTTATTAGGTACTGTCTTATATAACAAACTACAAGATGATGTAGAAGCATCTACTGCGTTTACTGGTTATTACCAAACGTTAGTAGAAGATTATGTCAAACCAACTTTGATTTGGTATTCATGTGTTGAGTACATACCATTCTCATCATTACAATTCAAATCTAATGGTGCAGTTAAACAACAGTCAGAGACTGGTGTTGCTCCATCTAAGAGTGAAATAGATTACCTATTAAACAAAGCATTAAACAACGCCGATTACTATTCGACTAGATTACAAGATTATTTAACTGCAAATTCACAAAACTTACCTGAGTACTTACAAACTACAGGTGATGCAACTAACATATTCCCAGACCAATCTAATCAATACTTCGGAGGTATTCAATTATAAGAAACTATGAGCACACCAAGTTATACACCAAGTAGAAGTCAAGTAGTAAAGAACTCAGCAGAGAACTTTTCACTATATTACAATACATTGAATTACTTTAAAACAATAATGAAGAATCATCCTTCTATTGCTAAAGTAACACAAGGTGATATATACAACTTCGATAGTACTGAGTTTCCACAATACCCTATTGGTAATGTATTAATCAGTAATGCAAACTTTGGTCCAACTGTAACAGAGTATCAAGTACAATTGATAGTTGCAGATAAATCAAAGACAATGCGAGATGATATTACTAAGAATAAGAAAACAAATAAACAACTAGTACCCTTTGATGGTACAGATGATATAGTTGATATACACGCGAATACTCTGAGTGTGTTAAATGATTTAACCGCATTTACTCAGAAGAGTAACTATGGGATGGAGATTAATTCGGCAATTAATTGTATCCCCTTCGCCGACCGGTTCAATAATGGACTCTGTGGATGGTCTGCAGAATTCACTTTAACCGTTCACAATGATAAAAATCGTTGTCTTTTTTTTTTGATAATACCTGATGGTAGTTATTTCAAAGTAAAAGATTGTGAAACGAATGAATTATTTAATGCAGTATTAGATACAGCAGTTACTGGCTCGATAGGACAAGTGTTTGCAACACAATATGTTCCAGATTCAAAACCAGAAAGTTATCTTACAAGTTATGATAACATTAGATGTTTCGAAATACTGTCAGAGGTAAACAATAGAGATGACTATGATTTCTATAACTTACCAGTTCTAGCAATACCTTACGAGGATTTTGGAACTTGTGAATTATGTGAATTATGGACAACACCTAAAGTTTGGGGTACAACACCTGAACGTTGGGATAATAACAAAATAGATGATGCACTTAGAAAGTGGCAATATACATAAAGAAACGATATGAGTAACTTAAAAGATTTATTTATTAGTCAATCCTTTTATGGGATTTTAAACTTAGAGAATTCACTACAACCTATTACATCACAGAGTGGGGATATTGTAATTCAAGATGGTATTGGTACTAATCTTGGTATTAAGATAAATGCAAGTACAAAAGATGTAACCATAGACAACAAACTAAACGTTGATGGTAATGTAGATATAGATGGTGATTTAGATGTTAGTGGTTCTGTTTATATAAATGGAGCATGGATACATACAGGTTCAATAGATGTACTTGGTAATGTAACTGTTGAAGGTGATATAAGTGCAAACACAGCATCCTTTGATACAATCAATGCAAGGAAACTAAATATAACAATAGAATCTGCTTCTGTTATATTTTCAAGTGGTTCTAACGTCTTAGGTGATGATGCATCAGATGTACAGACCTTAAATGGTAATGTATTCATACCTAACAACGAGTTCTTAAAAGGTAACCCTGTCGATACAGATACAAGAATAAACCAAAAACTAAGTACTGGTTCATTCAATGCTTATACACAATCTACTGATAATAGATTAAACAACTTAGAACAATACACACAATCAAACGATATATCTATATCTCATTTGAACAGTAGTACTGCTTCTCTAAATGCATATACTGCGAGTAACGATGTGTCAATCAATTCATTAAACGCATTTACTGCATCACAATTAACGATTAATAGTGGATACAATTCCTTCACTCAGTCAATCGATAATAAGTTCAGTACACTTAGTACCTACACTTCATCAGTAGACAGTTCTATATCACATCTAAACTCTTCTACGAGTTCGTTGAATACGTTTACTGCATCATACTTTGTAGATTCTGCATCATTTGACCAAAGAATAGATGCATTAGAACTATTTAGTTCTTCTTTACTTGTAGATTTTGTAAGTACAACTAAGTTTAATACTTACACATCAAGTGTTGCATCACAGATATCACACTTGAATACATCTACAAGTTCTTTAAACAACTATACTGCAAGTAACGATATATCTATATCACATCTTAATAGTAGTACTGCATCTTTAAATGCTTTCACTTCTTCACAACTTGTAATCAATACAGGTATCAACGCATTCACACAATCTATACAAGGTGAAGTAAATGCATTGATTGCAGAAACAAGTTCTTATGCAAGATTAGATAGAGACCAAACGTTTGTAGGAGACCAAACAATAAGTGGTTCTGTAAATGGTAATGTAGAAACTATTACTATTGCATCGAATACTGCATCTATTGATTGTAGTTTAGGTAACTTCTTTACAATTAGTGGAGCATTACCAACAGGTGTAGTTACACACTTTGCAGCACAGAACATTATACCAGGTCAAACAATATCATTAAGAGTACCAACCCAAAGTAATACAACAGCTTCGTTAGCACCTAATATTCAAATGATTAACTCTGCAGGTTATACACCTACACAGACAAGTACAACAGATATTCTAACTTTTGTAACATTTGATTCAACAACACTATACGGAGTACCTGGAGCATTCTTTGGATAAAATAAAATAATATGAGATTTACACCATTAACATTTATGGGCGTTGACGATTGTTTCTTATTAAAAGCAAACGGAGGAGTGAGTGGTTCATTCATCTCTGGTTCTGAAACCTACAACTATCACGAGTTCACTTCATCTATCAGATTAAATGACCAATCATTTTCAGTAGATGTAGAAAAAGGATTCTCATCTCGTGTAAGAGTTATTACCGTAGGTGGTGGAGGAGGAGGTGGTCAAAGAACATCTGGTGGTTCTGCTGGTGGAGCTGGTGGTGGTGGAGGTGTTACTATTAACAACGAAGTATTCTTATATAAAAGAGACCAATCCTATGTAGTACAAGTAGGAGGAGCAGGAGAAGGAGCTGATGCAGGTGCACCACTACCATCTTATAATGGAGAAAATGGAGATGCATCTCGTTTCTATTTTGGTGATGGTTCTGAATTGAATGTACAAGCCAATGGAGGTGAAGGTGGAAATGGAGGTGTATCACCTGCAAACTCAGATGGTGGAGATAGTGGTAATGGATTCACTGGTGGTGCTGATAATGGAGAGAACATCGGAGGTGGTGGAGCAGGTTCTACTGCTAATGGTGGTAATGCAGTTAATAACGATGGAGGTGATGGTGGTGCTGGTACTACTATTGTATTACCTTATACTTCACCAACACTTGGAGATTCTACCATCAAAGTTGGTGGTGGAGGTGGAGGAGGTGTATTCTCTGTTGGTACAAGAGGTGCTGGAGCAGTTCTATTCGGAGGAGGTAGTGGTGCTGATTCTGCAAATGATAGTGATAGTGGAACACGATTCACCGGTGGTGGTGGAGGTGGTGGTGATGCCTTTGGACCAGATGGTGCTGCAGAAGGTGGAGATGGTTTAGTAATAATAATGTATCCAACAGGTAGTTGTCCTCCAACCCCATAACAATATGAAAACACTAAAAGACGTAGCGGGTATATATAAGACCGAAACCATCAAGGCAATCCAACAAGGACCAACTCGTGCGGTTGATACTGGTAACTTATATCGTTCAGTCTCCAATGCTAATACGCCACAATCGATTATTAAGAAAGAAAAGGGTAATCGTAAGGGAAGTGAAAAGATATCCCTTGTAATGAACATTTCTCCACAGGCTGCTGATTATGGAAAGTATGTACATAATGGTACAACTAAGATGAAAGGTAGACCTTATGCAAAGGTTGGAGCAGCATCTCCATTACTTAGAAAAGCAATAGATGACTTTATGAATGAAAGAAATGAAAAAGAATTAGAAGTATTCTTTGAAGGCTTTGGTAAGAAGTGGGAACAAGCAGGACCTGAATTCACTGCATCATAGAGTTCCAATATATAACAACATCCTTTTGTTATATTAGAAAAAGTATTTAGATGGCTTTATCAATTACACAAAATCCAGCAACAGTAGCACTTGCACAATCACCTACCGCATTTACGGTATTTGAATCTGATGCAGCGTTACGTGCTTCTTCATCTTTCCAATATCTAACTGAACTATTCTATTGGACAGGAAGTTTAACAGAAAGTGGTAGTAGTGCAAACTATACATTACAGAAATATCCTAACCCATCAGGTCGTGGTATCTTTGATGTATCAAGAGTACTAGCATCAACCTTCTTAGATTTAAGAGCAGCAGATTCTTCTTCAGTAAAGTTCTATGCTATTGATACCTACGTTCAGTTTCAAAGTGGTTCTATCTTTGTTACTGGTTCTCATGTTAAATCAGATACGTTCAAAGCAGTAGATGGATATGATTTATTCCAATCTCAAGTTAATCAAGAACTAAGTGAAACAAGTACTTACTGGCCAGCGATGACAGATGGACCACAATCACAATCTGTATTAGATGGTAACTATGGTAGAATAAGTGTATGGAATGGACCAGAAACAAATGTATCACATTACGTTGTATCTGCATCAGATGAACCAGGTGAAGATAACGCAGTTGCATTACCTGCAACTTCTAACAACTCTTCGGGTTCAGTAGTAACAATCCCAATGACTCCTAACGAACCAGATTGGCCAATATCAACATCTACAAAACAATGGGAAATCTTTTTCATTACTGGTTCTAACTACAATGGTAGTAATAAGATAGGAGCATCACAATTCTTTACAGAAGAGTGTGATAAGAAATACGATAACATTAGAGTTAAATGGAAAAACAGATTTGGTCAATTCGATTACTTTAACTTTAATCTTGTAAGTAAACAAAACTTTAAAACAAAAAGAAGTGCATATCAACCACAGATTGGTTCTTGGGAAGGTACATCTTTATCTTATCAAGATTACGAGACATCTATACAACAATACATTATAGATTCTACTTTAATGTTAACAGTCAATTCTGATTATGTTAAAGAAGAGTATAACGAGATATTTAAACAACTCTTATCAAGTGATGAGATATATTGGGTATATGATGAACCAAACAATAAGGTAAGACCTCTAGCAATAGAAACATCTAACTTCAATATAAAAACAAATAAAGTAGATAAACTAATTCAGTATTCATTCTCCTTTAAACAAGGACAAGGATATAAACTAATATTCTAAGATGGCAGTAGCAAGTGGAAGAAACAAAGTATTCAAACTTATTGCAAGAGGGACTACGTTAGATTTATTCAATGATGAAACAATCAAACTATCCAACAACGTAACAGGTTTATTTGATATCGGTGCACTACCGAGTGATTTTACACGTCAGATACAAGTACCAGGTACTAAGAAGAATAATGATTTCTTTCAACACGTCTATGATATATCTGTTGATGAACCTTACTTGTTTAAAACAAATGAGAAGGTAATAGCACAATTTGATTTCGATGGTTTCTATGTTGCACAAGGATATATGCAGTTAGAGAATGTAATTGTAAAAGAAAACAAGTTCATAGAATCATATACAGTATCCATATTTGGATTATTATCTTCTTTTAGTAGAGATTTAGCACAAATCAATTTAACTAACTTAGATACACTAGATAAGTACAACCACACAGCTAGTATGGAAGTCATATTAGAAACATGGAGTGGTTCTGCTGCTGATGCAGGTATTGTTACTAATAGTGGTTCGTTTGAAGTTGGTGATATTATATATCCTATTGTAGATTATGGACAAGGATATACATTCCAATCTGCTACAACTAGAAATGATTTTGGTATTGATAACACAGGTGATGACCCTGGTGGACAGATAAACGTAGTAGATATGAAACCAATGATTCGTACTAAACGAGTTGTTGAAGCAATCTTCTCACAATCACAATATACCTTTGAATCTGATTTCTTTGATTCTGATGTCTTTGATGACCAATACTTACTTTGTGATAATGGTAATAAGAGAGCCAATTATAGTGGTATAGATTTAAACATAGAAGGTCTAGTAAAGATAGCACCTATTAGTGGTTCATCAGTACCACTTACACTTACAACATCAGGTGTATCTGAATCATTAGATTTTGAAAATACAATATTTGACCCATCGTTTAAAATGGATGGTGCTAAATATACAATGACAAGAAACTTTGGTACAACAGGTACATCATTTGGATTCCCAGTCGAAATGGAAGTCTCTTTAAAATATCTTGTTACTGGTTCTGATTCTACTGTTAGTATTCCTAACTTATCTTTGTTCTTTAAAGAGGACCCTCAATCAGGTTCTTTCAATGGACCAATAGTTCCCTTAGCTTTTATGAATGAACAGATGTATCGTAGGTTAATAGGTAAAGCAGGTACAGGTGAAGAAGAGTTTGATTTAGAACAAAAAATACAAGTTACCCTAGCAAGAGGTGTACAGTATGACCCACAAATCTTTATTGATGGATTCCAAACAGCTAACACATCTGCTGATGTAATCATAGGACCAGGTGGTAATGCAGAATCTTATTTAGAAGTAACTAAGATGACTGAGATTGCAGATTATCGTATCATGCAGATACCTCCTAATATGCCCTTTGCAACTAAAGGTATTACATCATTAGAGTTCTTACAAGGATTACAAAAGAAATACAACTTACAAATCTATCCAAGTAAAACAAAACCAAGACACTTTATTATCAAACAATTTAATGATTGGTATAAAGAAGGTAGAGTAGTAGATATAGATTCGTTTGTTGATTTAAATAAAAAAATAAAAGTAACACCTGCAAATAACTTAGGTGTTAAGAACTTAGAGTTCGGTGATACACCAGATATAGATTTCTTATCACAAAACTTTACTAAGACAAATAACAGAGAATATGGTAAAACATATTACACAGATACACAGAACTTCTTTTCACAAGGAGAACTAAAAGTACAAACTACAATGTCAGCATCTCCATTAAGATATGTTGGAGGTAGTGGTGTTATTGGTACAGGTGCACTTACACAAGGTACTGCATATAACACTTATCCAGGTGGTACTGCAAGTCAAGCTTGTGGTGGTCTTTCATGTTTCACATTATATCACAATGGTACAGGTACTTTACCAACTGTTGGAGATAGAATATTTATGGATGCGAATATGACAGTACCATTCATCATGGCTCCATTCTTAGCAATCTGTGATAATGGTACAGTAATGACAATGAATATGTCTAGTGCAATAGTATTGTCAATAGGTATATGTAGTGGAGGAGGTGGTCCAACAAGTTAATTAAAACTATAAGATTATGGCAAGAGAAAAAATGTTCATACCAACGTTTATATCCAATGCAGCTTTTGAATCTGCAAGGGTTAGACCACGTCTATTTTTCTATAATGGAAAATTACAAACTACACCTTATTCAATAGGTGGAGCTAACTCTCTAGTGGGTAACTCATCTAGTATATATACATTAGATAGGTTTCCTTATGTAGACCATTATACAACAGGTAGTGTAACAGATACTCCTAATGCAGATTCTAAATCTTTACTATTCTTTAACGAGACTCCAGCGTATGGTGTAGCACCTACTGGTTCTTTATATACAGAATATTGGAGTAAATATATAGGGTTATTATATAATCCTAAAACAAGGTTGATAGAGTGTTCAGCAGTATTACCATTTGCAACATATGTAGATTTAAATTTAAATGATATAATATTCTTTAGAGGTAATCATTATCACTTACGTGCAATTAATCAATACGATTTAAAAACAGGTGAGTGTGAATTACAACTATTAGGACCAATTATCAATGATGCGTTAGATAACCAATATACTTAACTAAACTTGTTATATAGATATGATAAAGAGCATAATAGATTTATTACAATATTCTGAATTCCATAAGGTATCAGATAACATTGATATAGCAAAGGGTAAGTACCAAGTACCAAAATCATGGAAGGGTATAAAGAACCTTCTGAAACGAATATAAGATGGCAGATAATACTACGACATATAAAGCGGTAGTTGATGTAGAAACAACTGGACTAGATAACTTTAACAAGTTAAACAAATCTCTTGATGATTCATTAGATGGATTTGAGGATTTAGGTGCAGTTATTGAAAAGACTAGAAAAGCATTACAGAAGGCTGCTATACAAGGTGATAAGACAGAGTTTAAAAGATTAAGAAAAGAACTTAATACAATGGAACGTCAGTTCGAGGATGTAGAAATACAATCTCGTAGATTCTCTGATGCTCTTGCAGAACAACCAGGTATCATCGGTTTAGTAGGTGGTTCACTAAAAGGATTAGATGGTGGTCTGAAAGTACTTGCTGCCAACCCTATAATTGCAGTAGTAACACTTCTAGCGGGTTTATTCTTAGCATTTAAAGAATCGTTAAGTAAGACTGCAGAAGGACAAGAAACACTTAACAGAATATCAGGTGCCTTTGGTAAGATACTAGGACCTGTATTTGCATTAATAGAAGCAGTTGCTCTACCAATCTTTGAGAAGTTTGCTGATTTATTAGAATTAGTTGGTAAAGGATTTAATAGATTTGCTAAGTTCTTAGGTATCTCATCTGAGAAGATAGAAGAAGCAAGTATCAATTCATCAGAAGTTCTTAAAACAGCAGCAGATGAAGAAACTGCAAGACAAGAAGAGTTAACTAAAACAACAGAAGAGAACACACAGAAAAGAATAGATGCTGCTAAGAAGGAAGCTGATGAAAGATTAAAGATAACTGAAACAGCTGCAGCAATACAAAAAGAAGCAGAACTTAGTTTACTATCTGATAAACAAAGAGAGATAGTAGAAAGAGAAGCTAGATTCAATGAAGAACTTGCTGCTTTAAAACTTGCTGGTTATACAAACTTTACTGCGTTAGAAGAAGAGTACAGACAAGATTTAAAATCAATAGATGCTAAGTACAAAGAAGATGTTGCAGTAGTAGAAGATAACTCAGAAGAAATAAGAAAAGAAAAAGAAGCACAGAAAAGACAAGATGAACTAGCATTCTTAGAAGCTGATTTTAACTTAAGACAAACTCTTGGAGCATTGAAGTTTGAAGAAGAACTTCAGTTCTTTGATAAATCAAGAGAATTACAAAGACAAGAACTAGTTGCAAACAAAGCAACCAATTCAGCGTTAGTAGCATTCGATAAAGAAACTGCTACTGCTAGAACACAGATAGAAGAAGCACAGGCTCAAACTAAGATGGCAATCATCGGTGATGCACTTGGTTCGTTATCAGCCTTAGTTGGTGAGAATACAGTTGCAGGTAAAGCGTTGGCTGTTGCACAAGCAGTTATCAATACCTATCAAGGTGCTACTCTAGCACTTGCAACATATCCACCACCATTTGGAGCAATTGCTGCTGGTGTAACTATTGCTGCTGGTTTTATGAATGTTAAAAAGATATTATCTACTAAAGTACCTAAACCACCTGGTGGTGGCGGTGGTAGTAGTGGAGGAGGAAGTAGTGCTAGTGCACCTCCACCTCCTAGTATTGCTGCACCAGAAATACAAACTGCAGGTGCTGCAGGTGGTGATGCAGGAGCTCAGATTGCAGAAACAATCGCAGAGAGTTCTAACAAACCAGTACAAGCATATGTTGTATCAACAGAAGTTAGTTCGGTACAATCACTAGATAGAAGAACCAATAATGCTGCAACCTTCGGTGGAGGATAAAAGTATAAATTAATTAATAATTGTTAAATTAGTATGAAACTATTTGAATTAACCATAGATGATGATTTTTTAGATGAGGTATTCGCAATCTCTTTAGTAGGAGAACCTGCAATAGAATCTAACTTCGTTTGGTTTGATAAAGAAAAAGTATCTTTTAAAAAGATAGATAACGAAAAAAGAATCGTTGTAGGTCCTATCTTAATCCCTAATAAAAAGATATTTCGTATAGATGGTGAAGGTAATGGATATGAAGTATTCTTCTCACCAGAAACAGTAGAGAAACTTGCACAGAACTATCTTAAACGTAAGTACACAGATAAAGCAACGATAGAACATGAAGAGAAAGTAAAAGGTGTACACCTTGTAGAATCATGGATTAAAACTTCTAAGTTAGATAAATCTAATTCTTATGGTCTTAACTTACCAGTTGGTACTTGGATGGGCTCTATGAAGATAGATAACGATGCAGTATGGAATGAGTTCGTAAAGAGTGGTGAAGTAAAAGGATTCTCAATAGAAGGTTTATTCACGCATGATTTAGTTAAAGCAGGTAAGATTTCATCTGATATACTATTAGATAAGATACAAGAAGAAGAAGCAAATTACTTACTATCACAGATACGTGCAGTAATTAAAAAAGATAAAAGATATAAAAAAGGTAAAAGAATCGAAATGGAATCGTACTCTGATTATCCTAAAAGTGTTTCCAATAATGCAAAGAGAGGAATCGAGCTGAATGAGAAACAGGATAACAAGTGCGGAACACAAGTAGGCAAGGTAAGAGCACAACAACTTGCTAAAGGAGAATCTATCTCAGTAGAAACGATTAAGAGAATGCATAGTTACTTATCTCGAGCAGAAGTATATTATGACCCCAATAAATCCACAGAGTGTGGTACAATCTCTTATTTGTTATGGGGAGGAAAAGCTGCATTAGGATGGAGTAGAAATAAGTTGAGAGAGTTGGGGTTGTTGCAGGAGAATGAAGTACAACCTTCTATTCCTGCATCAACATACCCAGGTGAGGTAAGTAGTGGTTCTATTGGTGAAGCATTAGAAAGTATTGAAGATGCAATTGCAAAGGTACAAGAAACAATAGGATTAGAACAAGCAGCATCATATGATGGTTTACCTTTATACAAAACAGAAGCAGAAGCAATAATGGTTGCTAAGACTATTGGTTGTGATGGAGCACATCAACACGAGGTTAATGGTGAAATGTTATTCATGCCATGTAAAGACCATTCGGAAACAACAGATATCTTAATTAGTAAATTAGAAGAACTAATCACACCTAACCCTTGTACTGAAGGATATATTGCATATGGTACAAAGATAAAGAATGGTAGAGAAGTTCCTAATTGTATACCAGAATAAATCTATGGATTACTTAAGTAACATACATCGTAAAGTAATGAATAAGGTGATAGATAAAGAACATCACTTTGCTCAACCTGCAGTAGAATTATCAAGACGTCAAATGACACAAAAGATAAAAACTACTAAGTTTACTGATATGAAAGTATGGAGTACTAAGTTAAGTGGTGCTAGAATGAAAAGAACCGAACAAACTTGGGATTTGATACCTAACTCATCACCAGGTGTAACTAAACGTAGGAGAACACTTCGTAGACAGAATATGTGGGTAGTGTGGTCAGAAACCAATCAAGGTTGGAGAACTATACGTTTGGGTACAGTAGAGAAAATCAAAATCGGTAATCAGTTTTATAAAGTAAAATAAAATGGAAAATCAAAACTATGTGTACGCACCAATACCTTTATTACAACTCAGCAAAGAATGTGATTGTAACAAGACCTGTAACTGTAAAACCAAAAAGTAATGCCAATACCAAATCCAAATAAATATAATACTAAAGAAGAGTTTATATCTGCTTGTATGGCAGTAGAAATCGGTAGTGGTAAAGATGAATCACAAGCATACGCAATCTGTAATTCTGTTTATACTGAATCTAAGTTGAGTAGAATGAAACGATTAAGAGATGTAGTTAAGAAATCTACATACAAAGGTTAATCTTCTTTAAGTTTCATATTGCGTACTTCCAACAAGATTTCATCTAATACATGAACCTTAGTTTCTTTGTAGAACTTATCACCAGGTGTAATAGTAGCACTAAACAGGTCTCTTACCAGTTCTCTTCTCTTTTTAATAATTAAATCTTCTATCATTGTTATATATTAATATATACAAAGATACGAAAAATATCTTACAAATCCAAATAAATGATGAAGTTTTTTACAAAGTTCGGTGGTGTTGAGACAACTACACCTTGGAATCGTCCTACCAAAGAGAAAGTTATAGAGTGGAAACAATCTCTTACTTGTACACTTGATGACTGGTACATCGTAGGTAACTTTGTAGAAGGACACTCTCCTACTTGGGATTTGGATATACTTCTAATACAAAGACCTCTTAAACTCTCTCTAAATGATTTAAGTAAAACTTTTACTGAAATGATAACTAAAGGGTTTGAACACGAATTATTAATAGATTGTGCATGGATGCCTGAGTTCTATCAAGATATTTGGAGGGAAATAATTAAAATACGACCGGATGATAGATTTTATAAAGAATTAAATGGTGGAATATACAATCCTGTCTATACTGCTGATAAGGTAACTAAGATACATCCACAACTCTGGCAATACGAATACGATAAACCACACGATAATTGGTTTAAAGGTAAGAACAGAAACTACAACTTTACAGGTATACCCTTATCAACCTATGGTGACCCCAAACCAAAGTACACACTAGACCAACAAATCTATATTGATTATTGTAAAGATGGTTCTACTATTATAGATGTAGGTGGGCAAAGTGGTGAGTTTGTACACTATGCAAATGATACAATGTCTAATGGTAAAATCTATTCATTAGAACCAGATACAAATTACTTAGATAGAATAAGTAAGATAGAAGAAAAGAATGATAATCAGATTACTATCATACCAACTGCTGCAGGTAGTTGGAAAGGTGTATCTAAATTATACAATCAAGGTACTGGTTGTATGGTAGATGTCAAAGATAAGATAGGAAACTATATTGAATGTAATGTAGATACCTTAGATAATCTGTTTCCTTATAAAGTAGATTTAATAAAGATAGATGTAGAAGCATATGAATACGAAGTAATACTAGGTGCTAAGACACATCTTGAAAGAGGTACACCATTCTTAGTAGAGATACACAATAAGTGGTTAAGAGAGATTGGTAAATCAAAAGAAGATATCATAGAGTTGTTTGAGAAAGAAGGTTATAACTCTCAGTTCTTATACAGACCTCATCACCAAATGAAGTGGGCTGATATATACTATTATATGTTTACAAAATAATATAGACAAACTAAAATTAATGTGTTATAATACTGAACGAGTTACAGAACTTAATAAGAGCGGTTCACTATTGCCATTTTGACCTACTCCCTTTTTTGGTTCTGTTACAAGTTCTACACACAACAGATATGAGAATTACCTTTATCATGTCTTACATATATACTTTATAGAAAGCCGATTTTACAACACTCCAATGTTCGAATCGGTTTTCTTTTGCATTATAAAAAATATTTTATGTTTTTTTAAAAACTCTATATTTATATATGAAGGTAAAAATAATATACAAAACGTTTGGATATATCAAATATTTTTCGTATATTAGCTATAACAAAAAAAGTATATAAAAAAATGGCACAATGCACAATCATTTATCCCGGTCACTACGAACTGATGGATGAACTCACAAACGAACAAGCAGGATTACTAATAAAAACTATTGGTAAGTTTCACAAAGGTGAAGAGATATCAATAACAGACCCTTTATTAAAAGGAATCTGGTTAGGTATCAAACACGATTTTGTTGCACAAAAAGAAAAGTATGAAGCAACTTGTGAAAGAAATCAAAAGAATGGTAAGTTAGGTGGTAGACCTAAGAACCCAAAGAACCCAAGTGGTTTATTGAAAACCCAACCTAACCCACAAAACCTTAAAGAGAAAGAGAAAGAGAAAGATAAACAGAAAGATATAGTTAAAAAGAAATATAATAATAAGAAGCTACAGCTGACTACTAAGCAATCCGAGGTTGTAAATCTTAAAGGAATTATGTCTGAATCACAGTTTAATACAATATGGAATGAAAAAACGTAAAGAAAATCCTAAGAGTAATGACTTCTTTGGTTATACTGATTATACTAAAATTAGAAAAGACCAAGGAAAAGAAAAGAAAGGTATCATGACAGAGGAAGAGTTTAACAGAATAATGTTTGAAGAATAATGTGGTACTATTTAAATAAAGAAGATATAACTGGTTGGTGTAAGAATATTACAGATGAGAAATTGTTTTATCAATTACAATCACAATCAATACACAGAATACCAATGCTAAAAGAATCCTATATAAAA